TTTACGTTGTTTACCTGAAGAAGCAAACCAATAGGTGAACCACTGCCGCCCGTGCTCTCACCACCAACAGCCCACACCGCAGGAATATCACAAGCACTCCAGTCCCATGGAACTTCGAGCTTGATAGTAAACGCAACACCTGTGACTGTGTTCTTTTGTTCTTCCATGAATGGCTCGAATACTACATCGCCTATCATCTGAACATTAAAACCAAACAACACAAGGCCGTTGGTGATTTCAGCAATCAAGTCTTGACCTAATCGCACGCAATCGCTAATCACTTCACGCTGGTATTCCGCTTTCGTTTCTTTGTCACGTGGTATATCCGCAAACATGATGTGAAAGCCAAACTGCATTGCACCCTTAGTAGGCTCAATCGTATCGGGTGTTACGTGCATGAACGGGTACTGGTCATCGTTCAGTTGATCACTAAGGTCAATCTGCCCATGCGTAAAGCGTTTGATAAGAAGATGCCCGGCAGCAAATGCCTCAAAGCGGTTTATCAGAACGTTGTAACTATAATTGTACGTACTCATTATCTGTTGCGTTTTCTCATTTCTACTTTCTGTGTGTACACGTAATCTGCTAAGTAAGTCAGATGCGTAAACACTTCGAATGCGTTGCGCTCCGTCACAGCGTCAAACTTTGTTATATCTCTATCTGCAAGGCTTTCGATGATATGGAACCAACCATACACCGCAAGTCCTTCAGGTGTTGTTACTTCATCTCCTTCACTATCTCCGTTATCTCCCTTGCCAAATATTCGAGGGAACTGTTGTACAGCTCGATTTCTAAACTCGAAAAAAAAAGCAGTACGTTGAGTACATGGTCGAGGGTTAGTTCCTTTATTGCATCTGCATACTTGCGCTTTGCATCGGTCTTGTAAGGCTCGATATCGTAGTACTGCCCGAACTTCGCTTTAACGGGGCGGTAGAGTATGCACATTAGTTTGTGCGCTGCCTCGCCATTTATGATGCCATCCTTGTAAAGGTTAGCACATGCGCTGTCAAGGTCTACGTACTCACCGAAGGTCATCTCCTGAAGGTTAGGAATAAACCCTAACTCAATTGCACCGACCCTTACCTTGCGTTCAAAGTCGCTGCCGCCTAACTTAATTGCTGCCTCAAAGCGCATGATGATTTCATCAATGATTGGCATCTGAAGTAGCTTAATGCTTTCACTGCTCTTGCCCGTGATGATACGCACCTGCTCAACCTTATCGACCGCATTTTGGTAGTCGATGTACTTGCCGAGTGTTACACCCTTTGCATTCGCTGCTATGCTGAACTTTAATTTCATGTTCTATTGTATTGTAGTTTTTGCTTCCTTTTTGTTACAAGTCTGAATGCACCTGAATGATTACGGGTGCTTTCTCATCACCTGCGTGCGTGACACGGGCTTGTTTTGGTTTGAAGTATTCGAGCAGCGCAGTGTAGTGTTTGATGTATTCTTCATCCTCCATATCATTCATAATGCGCATGCACTTGGCTGCACCTTCCTGCACAAACCATTCGCCTAACTCATTCCACATTTTGACCTTGTCGCTTACGGCACCAACGGGCCTGCCGTTTGGATTGCCTGATATTCCTTTTGTAAAAGCCATCTTGTAAAGATTTGATAAAAACAATTATTTGGTTTCTATTTTTCCTAATTGCCTTCTGAACTCTGTTATCAGGTCACGTATGCACGATGCACATCCCGATGGCTGCTCATGCTTACCCGTTACCTTGCTAAACCAATAGTACAAAAGTTTGAGGTCTTCCGTTTCAATCTTGTTTGCCTTATGGATGCGGCGAATAAACTCATCCAGTGCCGCAATCTCGTTTTGTTTCCAATCAAGCGCAAACCATTTGTGTGCAGGGCATGATGTAAAACGGAACTTAACCTTTAAGGGCATAAAGCAACCGCATAACTTTATCTTTTCCTTGTAATAGGTTACGCTGTTTTCTTCGGGATCTACCTCAGTGCCTGCACCGGCTATTAGCGTGCCGCATGATGAAGTTGATTCAACAAAGAACTTACATTTTTTGCAAGTGTTCAGCCTCTCTCGCTGTATGTGCAATGGCACGTTGAAGTTTAACATATTCTCTAATTCTTTTTAATGCTCTGTGTATTGATTGCCGTAGGTAGTTGTAGGGTATCCCCGTTTCTCTGCTTAATTCTTTGTAGTCAAAGTCAGGTTTTGAGTAAAGACGCAGCAGGATGCTGTCGTATTCACTTAGTCTACCAATTGCGCTATACAAATATTCACCATCGATGAACGCACCTATCCATGTTTCATCTTGTTTGCGGTCTTCTACTTGCTTTTCAATGTGCAGCTCGTAATACTTTCGGTACTTTACTGCATAGTCGCTGCGGTTGCTGTGCCATGATAACCACAATGCACGGTTTACATATTGCTCAATCTTGCCGCCACACACGATATCCACCACATCCTGCTCTGGTCTATCCATTAGCCGGGCAAGAACCTCGTGTAGTAGATCACTTGCCTTTGTTTTGTCGTGAGTAAGCCCCGTAGCCTTGTTAAGCCATTCGCCGTAATGTTTTGATATTTGGACACTTACGCAGGGATGCAAAAATATTTCAAATTATTTGGTGTAAAAACTTGCACACACAAAAAAGAGGTGTAGATTTGTACCCGTCAAAGGTAATCAATTAAAAACAAAAACAATATGTCAGGAATCACAAGTTACAAATGCCTTCACTGCGACTGGAGGGAGTACTATTACAACGAGGTAATGGATGCAGCTAAAGTATTATCGGATGCATACAATGTAAAAGAGAATGAAGAAACGTGTTGGGAAGACTTCATTGACGATGCAATCGAAGAACTATCTACCAATAAGAACGTTCACATCGAATGTGACTACTGCCACGACCATAACGATTAATTATTAATTTTTAAAATCAAATACAATGAGCACAATTGAAATCATCCACGAGGAAACAAAGCAGGTTGGCAAGACCGAAATCAAATTGCCATTTTACTATGCAGCAGGTAAGTTCAGCAAACACTATTGCTGCTTCACTGAGGAAGGTAAGTTGGTGCAAGTGTTCTACAACACCGTTGGTGTGAACATGGACACATACCAGTATGACCTTGAGGATATCGGAAGACGTATCCAAAAGGATATGCTCGATGATCTATACGCACCTATCGAAGAGTCAGTGTTCCAACATCACTTCAGCAATGCGCATCGTGAGATGTTCTACGCACTTAATCACCAACTAAGACCGAAGGCATGAGGAAACAGAATCAACTAAACGGGTTGATTGCACGCACGGTGGGGAGCAAGGCTGCTCTCCTACGTGCTATGCAAAGAAGCAACACACCAATAGTCAAAAAGACTTTGCACAACTGGTGTGCCGACCCGGGCAGCATTAAGCTACGACAGCTAATGAACCTTAGTAAAGCTTTAAATGTACCAATGTGTAAACTAATCAAATCAATAACTACTAAAAACGAAGGCGATGAATAGAACACGAAGAGAACAACTACCTACACGCAGCGATATTCTGCACATCATTAAGCGTTGGGACAAAGTACCATTCCAAACGTTGCGTATGGAACTAAACGTAAGTACTGCGAAGCTAATGAAGTGGTCAAAGCTAATCTTTGACAATAACAGCAAGGAGCAACGATGGAAAGAGATAGAAGATAACTTGAATCAGATGGAGATGGTTGACTTGTTTGAGCCTAACATGGCAAGTGAATATGATATTCACGATGTGCATAGTGTATACGGCAAGAACTTCTACGTCATTAAGCGCAAGCTCGTGAATGAAAGTAGACAGTGCTATATGGTTACACTCAACCATTCATTCAACTACCTTGTGCGGTTTGATATTCCAGTGCTAAAACACACCATCGAGTTTTGCCCCGTGTCGGTTGGATGTGATTACCAGGTACACCCCGTTGGTCAGTGGGAGTTTCAGCAGCTTCAGCACGATGTACCCGTGGTGGATATTGTTGCCGATGATCAATACGTAGGTGCATTTTGGTTAGCTATGAGTAACATGTTACAGGAGGCAGCGCATGAAGCATGAAGAAAGTAAGATACAGCAGCGATGTGTAGAATGGTTTAGATACTCATTCCCACGTACATTGATTGCTTCATTCCCTAACGGGGTATTCATCGGAGGTACTCCAGTGCAACGGGCTAAACGTTGGAACATATTGAAAGCGGAAGGAGCCATGCCCGGCATGCCCGATTTGATGATATGCATTCCATCAGGTTCATTCCATGCGCTGTTCATCGAGATGAAGACCGAAAAGGGTAAACTTTCTGAAACGCAAAAAATCGTTCACGCACAACTTATCAACGCAGGATATTGCGTGAAAGTGTGCAGGTCATTTGAAGAATTCACGCAAACCATTAAAACATATTTAGAGAAATGAGCAAGACCAAAGAAAAATACATGAATGCAATGCTGTTCGCATGTGGGCAACCCGAATTTCAATCACGGGAATTTGCCAAAGCATTCCGCATTAGTCACAACGTAATCACAGCCATGCACGAACTGGGTTTGATTCAGAAGGTAGGCAATGGAAAGTACTGTTGGGTAGTTAGGCGTGAGCCTTTAGCATCCGATGTGGTAGCTATACGCAAGCGATTGACTGCGTACAATGCAGCCGCAAGGCAAAGCAACGGGCAGCTGAAGCTTACACCCATACGCAAAGCCCCGGTAGATACTCCACAGCCTATCTTGCAGGAAGCCGAATGCGACACAAGCAACAGCAAGATGCTATTGATACTGGCTGTTGGTGCAATGGTAGGCTTTATGATTGCAACAATTATTTGGAAGTAGAGATAGTTTGACTATCTTTGCATCGACTATCCGTATGAAAAAATTTACAAATCCCACCATTGCCGCATTGCCATAGCACTTTCGTGCACGGATAGTCCTTTGCGTGTAGTGGTGGGTTTTTTTTTAAACACAAACCAATGGAGTATTTAGAGTTTATTCAATCAAAACAAAAGAACACCACTAAGAGTGGATTTGAAATTGAAGACGATGCATTAAATCAGAATCTTTTTGCATTTCAAAAGTTTATTGTAAAGCGAGCATTGCACGCAGGCAAGTATGCAATCTTTGCAGATTGTGGACTTGGCAAAACATTAATGCAACTTGAATGGGCAAATCAAGTAGTTCAGCATACTAATCAACCAGTACTAATACTTGCACCTTTAGCTGTATCCGGTCAAACCATTAAGGAAGGTGAAAAGTTTAATATTAAAGTATGGAAGTGGATAGATAACAATAAAGCTATATCTGAAGATTACCACTCAGGCATGCCACGCATTTGGATTACAAATTACGAGCAACTTGAAAATATAGACTGCTCTATTTTTTCGGGAGTGGTGTTGGATGAAAGCAGTATATTAAAGAACTATGAGGGATCAACTAAAAAACTGATATTAGATTACTTTGCCAAAACACCATACAAGTTAGCGTGTACAGCAACGCCAAGTCCGAATGATCCTATGGAGCTTGGTAATCATAGCGAATTTCTAGATATTATGACACGTACTGAAATGCTATCAATGTATTTCATTCACGATGGAGGTGAAACTGCAAAGTGGAGATTAAAAGGTCATGCAACAAAACTATTTTATCAGTTCGTTGGTAGCTGGGCAATCATGTTAAACAATCCAAAAGATATAGGATTTGAGATGCATGGTTATGATTTGCCAAAATTAAAACTACACGAAAAACAAATAGCTACTGAAAAGCGCAACAATGGATCATTGTTTAATGATACTGCAATCAATGCAACTAACTTCAATGAAGAGTTAAGGCTAACTAAGGTAGAAAGACTTCAAGAGGCATGTGATATTGTAAATGCCAGTAACGAAAATTTTATTATTTGGATTAAACAGAATGAAGAAGGTGAACTATTGAAAAAACTAATACCGGATGCCGTAGAAGTCAAAGGCAGTGATTCACCTGAATATAAAGAAAAGATGTTATTAGGATTTGCTAATAATCAGTTTCGTGTTTTGATTACCAAAACCAAAATAGCACAATTTGGATTGAACTATCAGAATTGCCGTAACCAAATATTTGCATCACTTGACTTTAGCTTTGAAGGTTTATATCAGGCAATTAGAAGATCATACAGATTTGGGCAAAAAAAGAATGTAAACATTTATCTTATTACAACAGATACAATGCAAAACGTGATACAATCAATAAACAATAAACAAAAACAGTTTGAAGAAATGCAAGACCAAATGAGCCAAGCAATTAATGCTAACCTAAACAATGAAGTATTTAGTAAGCTTTCATTAGATACTGATTCTGTAGATAATGAATGGTATCGAATTGAGCGTGGAGATAGCTGCCAACTAATCAAAACAATACCGGATAACAGTGTGCACTATTCAATATTCAGTCCGCCGTTTGCATCTTTATACACTTATTCAGATCACGTTGAGGATATGGGTAACTCTAAAAACTATCATGAGTTTTTTGATCACTTTAAGTTTTTAGTGAAAGATTTATTTCGCATTCTTAAACCCGGCAGAAATGTATCAATCCACTGCATGAATTTACCTACTACTAAATCACATCATGGATTTATAGGTATAGAAGATTTCAGAGGTGATATAATTAGATTATTTCAAGAGTGCGGATTTACTTATCATTCAGAAGTGTGTATTTGGAAAGACCCGGTAATAGCAATGCAAAGAACAAAAGCCATAGGACTTTTGCATAAGCAGGTAGTTAAAGACAGTTGTATGAGTAGACAGGGTATACCTGATTACTTAGTTACGATGAAGAAGCCTGGTGAAAATGAAGAGCCAGTTATTGGTGAGTTTGATCACTTCTGTGGTGATATGGATACTTTTAAATCTGAAGGTCGATTGTCTATTGATATTTGGCAGCGTTATGCATCTCCTGTTTGGATGGATATCAATCCAAGTAATACATTGCAATATATGTCCGCAAGGCATGAAAAAGATGAACGTCATATTTGTCCATTGCAGCTGGATGTAATTCATCGAGGCATACAATTATGGACTAATCCGGGCGATGTAGTGTTTACTCCTTTTTTAGGAATCGGAAGTGAAGTATATGAAGCTGTAAAGCTCAATCGTAAAGGTATAGGCTTTGAATTGAAGGAGAGTTATTATGATATAGCTAAACAGAATATTGCATCTGTTGTTCAAGAAAAGAATCAGATATCGCTTTTCTAATTATCTTTGTCAAGCGTACCCTAATGAAAACATTTTAAATCCCATCTTCACTGCATTGCCATAGCCATTCGGTTTAGGGTACGCCTTTGCATGTGAAGGTGGGTATTTTTTACCATGAGAGAATCGACTGTGTTTTATCGCTCATTCTATGAAGCGATTAAGGAACTGGATGCAGAACTTCAGTCGGAAGTATATTCTGCAATCTTTGAATATGCATTGAATTTTAATGAGGTTGAATTGAAGGGAGTGGCTAAGACCGTGTTCACTTTAATCAAGCCACAACTTGATGCAAACCAAAAGCGATTTGAGAACGGAAACAAACCAAAAGTAAAGCAAGTAATAAGCAAACAAGAAGCAAAACCGAAGCAAAATACCAGCAAGGTTGAAGCTAATGTAAATGTAAATGATAATGTAAATGAGAATGTTAATGCTAATGCTAATGAAAATGTAAATCCTAAGGTTTCAAGGTCGCACTTTCGTGCTCCTGCGTATGATGAAATTTTAAATTTTATGAAAGAAAAAAATTCATTAGCCGGGAACGTTTGGAATGATGCCAAAGTAGTAACCGAATCTAAGGCATTCTTCAACCATTACGAAAGCAATGGATGGATGGTAGGCAAAAACAAAATGAAAAATTGGGAAGCAGCCATCCGAAATTGGATGAACAATAATTCTAAATTTGAAAATAATAAACCAAATCACAATGAACGAGAAAAAAGAAATAGCGACCTTGAACAATTCCGCAAGCAGTACCGAAGCAGCCTTGCATCAAGTCTTGGCATCGAAGACATCCCCGGCACTGAGTGAAATCAAAAAGCAAAAAGGCGAACAAGTAGCACTGGGTGTGTTGGTTGCATTGATGGATGAATGCCAACAGTACTTTAATCTTCAGCAGCCAATGAACCCGCAACAGCTAATGCTAACAGCTGAATTGATTATGGAAGAATACTACTACCTGCGTGTAGAAGAATTCCGCATCTGCTTCCGCATGGCAATGAAGGGCGAATATGGCCCCGTGTATAATCGCATCGATGGGCAGGTGTTCTTTGAATGGATACGCAAGTACTTCAGCAAACGTGATGCTGTAACCAATCGCATGGTTAAGGATCAACAGAGCACCAACAACATCTACGAAATGTTCCAACACCCGCAGGTCGTGGATGCTATCCATCAGGCAGCGGATAAGTTGAAGATGCATGAAGCTCCAGTGCAGGAAGGAAAGCGCAGCAATCCGCCGCAAATTGAAATAGCTTTGATGCGTGAGTACGATGACCTGCCAGCGTGGGACAATGACCTGCGCTTCCGTGTGTATAAGAACAAGCCGTATCAATTTACTGAGTACAGAAAGGAACGATACAGAGAACTAATAGAGAATCAAAATGAGTACTGATATAGAAATCGGAAGTAAGATAAGGGATATAGAGGACGGTGATTGTTACTATGAAGGCGTAGTAGTAGAATTGATTCCACTCAAATACAAGATAACAAACATAGTGTGGGGTGGTGAAATAGATACATCTATGAACGGGCAAGTAATACAGCCAAAGTGGTGGTATATTGAACTAATCCAAAACGAAAACAAATGAAGTACGATCAACATAAAGAAGTCGAGCTGCTACGCAAGTTGTTTATACTAACAGCTAAGCGCAGCATGCGCCCTGCCATGAGCGATAATATCGCAATGCGCCTTATCTTTGAAGAGTTACATTTACTAACTGACAAAGATGAATATAAACTATGACAATAGGTGAATTGTGGGATAAGCTTGCGCAGTACCCGGATGATGTTGAAGTGTACGTTGGTTTTGTCAACGGGCATAGCATCGACCACGAATGGTTTGAAGTAGTGGAAACAACAGACTTCAACGGCAAGACCACAATCAGTTTAATGGTAGACGATATAGCAATAATACACAATTAATACAATGAGTAACTATCAAATGCAAGAGGGTCAGTTCACCCTATTCAAGAACAACAACGTGGCTAACAACGGGCCGCAGTACACTGGTGAAATTATGGTAAATGGAAAGAAGATGCGCCTTGCTGCGTGGGTAAAGGAAGGCAAGAACGGAAAGTTCTTTAGTGGTAAGATGAGTGAACCATTGCAATCGACTTCCCGACCTCAAGAAAACGATGCACAAGGCACGGGCGATTTGCCGTTTTAATGTACGAAGCACGATTCAATAGTAAACAAGAGCAAGCCTTACGACACCTTTCTACATCAAGCAATGTAGAACAGGTGCTGTATGGCGGTGGTGTATATGGAGGTAAAACATGGCTTGGATGTTATTGGCAAATTGTCCGCAGATTAAAGCATCCACATACGAGAGGATTGATAGGTCGTGCTGAATTAAAGAAGCTTCAACTATCTACTATGCTTCGCTTTTGGGAGATATGCACGCAAATGGGATTGAAAGCAGGTGAACACTACACCTACAATGGACAACTAAACATGATTCGTTGGTTCAATGGTAGCGAAACAATTCTTATGGACATGGCAGCTACACCCAGCGACCCCGACTTTCATCGATTTGGATCACTTGAAATTACTGATTACTTCTTAGACGAGGTTGCGGAAATGACAAAGAAGGCAGTAGACATTATCGATACACGTGTACGTTATAATTTAGTTGGTGGAATACCGAAAGGATTGATGAGTTGTAACCCTTCAAAAGGTTGGTTGTATAATGACATTTGGTATCCATGGAAAAAGGATTTATTGCCACCACACAAAGCATTTGTTGAGGCGTTGCTGAAGGATAACACAATAAGTCCTGATGCAGTCTATGAAGCCAAGATGATGCGCCTGCCTGAAGCAGACCGCAAGCGATTGCTTGAGGGAGATTGGGACTACGATGAAAGTGTGGACTGGATATATCAGTATGACGATTTATTACGCTGCTTCCGGGATGAA